TATATTGTACTACCAGAGACTGTTAAATTGCCAGAAATAGTTACATTTCCCTTTAAGGCTGTATCACTATCTACAATCAAATCACCATATATAGTTAAATTTGAGGTTAATATGGTATCATCAGTTACATTTAGTGTGCCATTTATATTTGCATTTTCATATACATTTAAATTCTCTATTATATCTAAATTTCCAGAGATGGTTACATTTGAAAGTTCTGTATTACCATATACACTTAAAATTCCAGATATTGTAGAACTATCAATAACATCTAGTGTAGTTACTTGTAGTGTATCATATGTTATATTTCCATTATATATTGTGTTACCCGTTACAGTTAAATTGCCAGAAATAGTTACATTTCCCTTTAAGTCTGTATCAATATCTACAATCAAATTTCCAGATATTGTAGCATTAGCATTGACAACTAATTGTTCAATGTTTAATGATGCATATGTTACATTACCAGATACACTTAAATTACCATATAAACTTGTATCATTTGTTACTGTTAAATTTCCAGATAAATTAGTATTACTGTTTACATTTAGTGTTCCAGTTATATTTGCATTTTCTAATACATTTAAATTTCCATTTATGGATACATTTGATAGTTCTGTATTACCAGATACACTTAAATTACCAGATACACTTAAATTACCAGATAATAAAGTATTTTCAGATACTGACAGATTGCCTTGCAAATATGTATTAGAATATACATTTAAATTAGCATACAAATCCGAATTGCCATATACGCTTAAATTACCAGATAATAAAGTATTTTCAGATACTGACAGATTGCCTTGCAAATATGTATTAGAAAATACATTTAAATTAGCATACAAATCCGAATTGCCATATACGCTTAAATTACCAGATAATAAAGTATTTTCAGATACTGACAGATTGCCTTGCAAATATGTATTAGAATATACAATTAAATTAGCATACAAATCCGAATTGCCATATACGCTTAAATTACCAGATAATAAAGTATTTTCAGATACTGACAGATTGCCTTGCAAATATGTGTTATCGTATACAATTAAATTACTATTTATTGTTGCATTTCCGGAAACATTTACATTTTCATACAAATCTGTATTTCCGTATACAAATAAATTATCCAATAATGTTGTATTTCCAGTTACTGAAAGTGTTCCTAATAAGGTTGAGTCTTCCAATACTTTTAAATTTGCATCAACTGTAACGTTACCACTTACATCTAAATTACCAAATATTACTAAGTTACCGCTAATATCACTATTAAATGCAATATAAGAATTAGATTGACCAACACTGTCTGTTACATAAAAATTTCCTATTGAATTATATTTACTTTTTACTATATTATGAGATGCTGCATAATTCATTCCCCCAAATTTTCTGAATGACATATATATATAATATTCTATTAAATATTATTTATAGTAATGTATTTTATAGTAATGTATTTAACAAAAATTTTATAATGTATAACATTATGTTATAGTGTATTTCTTTGCGAAAAAATATTACGTTTTTTGCTGTGTTTTTGTTTTTGGTTTTGTTTTTGTTTTTGTTTTGTAGTCGTATTTTTTTTAAAAGATTTTTTTAAAGATTTTGATGAATTTTTATATCTGTATAAAGATTGAGGTCTTATAGTTTTGTTAATTGATTTTGGAATCAAAAATTCTTCATTATCTAATGGGCTAGATATGTGTGTTAACTTATTATCAATTAAATTATTTAGTGTAGACACTATTGTGGGTATAGATTCATTTATATTTTGTTTTTCTAATTCTTGGTTTGGAACTTTTTCTAATTTTTGGTCATTATACATATTATTATATATTTTAAAATCATCTAGTTGTAAATCAGTCTGATTGCTACCTTTAACATTTTTATTTTTAAATTCTTTATATAATTTAAGCAATCTTTTGTCTATAGGTTCTTCTACACTTTTTATATTTAAAATATCATCTAAATTAATGTTTAAATTATACATTTTTTTATTACCATTATCATTTACAAATAATTTAGCATCACCAATACCATTAATATAGTTTGCTTTTAATTTAATTTCTTTATAATTAGTAGTCATATTTATAATAAAATTATATAATAATATATAATAATATATGGAATTAAATTTTTCCGAAATAAAAAAAGAACAACCCATAAAACAAAAATCTAAATTTACTTATGATGATATACTTAACTCATTAAATATGGTTGTTAATGATAGAGGTGAATTACAATATATGGCACCAAAACAGCCGCAAGCTACAAATGGAAATACTTATTTAAAAAATAATTTTAACCAAAACAAACTAGTGTCAAATAAGTTAGCAACGGACAAGTTAGCAATAGACAAGTTAGCAATAGACAAGTTAGCAACAGACAAGTTAGCAACAGACAAGTTAGCAACGGACAAATTAGAACCAGAATTAAAAAATAGTGCAATTTATAATAAACTTTTTAAAAATTATAAAGAAATTAAAGAACCACCACAAATAAAGCTACTTACACCTCAAGAATATAAACAACAAATGATACTAAATAAAATAAAAGCACTTAAAGAAAAACAACGAATAGCCCAAATAAAACCTACAAAACTAATATTTGTTAATGGAAATAATAGTATTCAACCAAATGTTTATCCTCAAACAAATTTAAATAAATTGTTCAAGGGTGTAAATAGCTAATTATTATATATCTATACTTCATTCACTTTATCTTCATTTTTTAAATTTTTTTCTAAAACATATTTTTCTACAATTTCTTTTAAATCTTTAACGTCTTTTTTGTTGTCATAAGCATAACAAAAAGGCCAACATATAACATTTCTGTCTTCATTATGTTTTTTCTTTTCATTCTTTTTTCTATTTTTTTCTTCTAGTTCAAGTTTTTTTCGTTTTAAGATTTCATGCTTTTCTTCTTCTTCTCTTCTTTTTTTATCATCGTCTTCTTTGTCTTTAAATGGATCCATAATTCCACTAATAAATTTGTTAAGCTTTTCGGGCTCTTTTAAGTCTAATACATAATCTTTACAACAAAATAGTTTATAAAATATGCGTCTGCACCAATTTTTTTTAATTATTTCTGCATTTTCTATTTCTTGTAAAAACATTTGGTCTACAACTGAATAAGCTGATTTTAAAACTAATATTTCTTTTACGCAATCGCGTTTCATATTAAACAGTTGTAATAATCTTTTATTTTGTGTCTCAGAAATTGGAGATTTTGTTGTTCCTAAGTTATTATAATATCTGATTTCATTTTTTATATTTTTTAAAACAGTTATTGCTCTCTTTTTTTTATCTTCAATTTTTTTAATTATTGAAAATATATTTGTGTTATAAATAATTGGATATCTTAGTCGTATTTCTCTCGGAACGATAAACTGATTTGTTTCTTTTGATTCAGAAATTTTTTTTTGAACATCTTCAATGGTATTAATTAATATTTTTTCAATATTAATATCATCATTTTCTTGAATATAGTTTCCGCTTGCATCAGTTACATATGGAAACAACAATATGGAGCCAGATTTAAATTCAACAATAGTTTGTAATTTATCATATTGATGGGCTGATGTCTTATATGCTTCTGCTCTTGCATCTAATTTATAAAAATTAACCAATGCCAATAAAAAAGAAATTAATCCATTAACAGATGATATAAATATTGATCCCCATGTATAATATTGAATAATTGCAGCTAATACAGTTGCAGATGTCGAGAGAAGAATTGCTGGTATCATTAAGAAATTGAGATGCATTTCCGAATGATGCTTTGCTTCCATGCATATTATTTTTTGTCCTTTTAAATAACTTGCTAATATGTCGAGTGAATTTGAATACTTATGTGGTTTGTCGAAATAATTTAAATCGATGCTTTGTTCAACTTGTTTGTAATTTAATCTTTGTTTGTATTTTTTAGAAATAATTCCAGTTTCAATATCTTGTTTTGTTTCAGAATTTTGAATACTTGAATCTTCGTTTTCACTTCCTTCAATGCTTGCGTCTATGTTTAAATAACTTGTATCGTAATAATTATCTTTTAATATATCGTTTATTTCGTATACTATATTATCTTCAAGATTTGCTTTACTCGAAATACTTGGAAGCCTTAATAATCCATCTAACTTAATGAAATTTGACATATATATCTTAGTTATATTTTTCTATTTTGTATTTTGTTCTTATTTATTGTTTTATTTATTTTTATTAATTGATTTATTTATTTTTATTAATTGTTTTATTTTTTATATACAAATATTTTATGGTGTCTAAAACAAAAAAAAATGGTCGTGGAAGTGCAACAAGAGGATGGAAAAATCAAAAACCGGGATTTCACCAAAGAACTGTTATGTTACGTAATTGTGGAAAAAAATGTTTTTTAGGTCCAAATAAATCTTTTCCGATATGCAAAAAAAATACTTGTAAAGTTAGTCTTAAAGGTGTGCAATCAGCTTATATTAGAGCAAGACAATACAAGCGAACAAACATTTCAAATAAAGCAAAGCGATTGTTGCATAAATAATTATTCAATATATTAGTTTTATAATTAAAAGTATTTAAAAATAAAAATGAATACAGTTTAGTATTTGATATAATATTATATAATTAATAAAATATTATACAATAAATAAAAAATTATATAATAAAGTATTATATATAAACAACGATAAATACTTTATGATGAATAATTTTGATCCAATTGAATATGGTAATAATTGGGGAATATTTGTTGATATTGAAAATGATGACTGTGAAAAATATGATTTAAATAAAAAAAATATTATAAAAAATGTCACTGTATTTAATAATACAAAAATAAATAAAATAATGATTTTTATATTATTAATAAAAATGCTTAATATATTTATTACAATACTTATATGTATAGCTATAGCATATTTTATATATTTTGTAATTTGATTTATTATTATAATTTGATTTGTTTATTGGTAAGTAAATTTATAAATTATTTATGTGTCCCGGATTAGGCATAATATAGTATGGATTGTATTCTTGATAATTTACATAATTATTTTCGCCACAAATAGTATTTCCGAATAAACTACCATTTGGATCTATTGTATATTTTAAATAAGGATTAGTTGTTGTGCTATCTATTGTTGTAGGCGATGTATCCGTTCCATTATTTTTTATAACTGATACATTTTCTAAATTTAATTTAGTTATTAAATTTATATTTAAATTTGCAGAATTAACATTGCTACAATCGTAATTATTTAAATTTTTTAATTTTTTAAATAAAAGTAGTTGTTCATAAGATAAGCCTTTGGGACAAATTGATGAATTGCAAAAAATAGTTTGGGCTTTTTTGTTTGTAATATAATCACTTGATTTGTATTTACTTTTAAATGTGCTAAATGTATTTCTTCCGGAAGTAGTTTTAAATGAATGTGCCATTTATATTTTATTAATATATTTAAAAAAATGAATTTAATAAATATATAAGTGTATTTAATATTAGTGTATTTAATATTAGTGTATTTAATATAATTTTATTTAATATAAATAATATTAATTTAAATTATGAATTGTTTACAATCACTTTTAAAGTTTTTTCAAAATTGCTTTAATAATATTTATAAAAACAATAATAATAAAAACAATAATAATAAAAACAATAATAATAATAATAATAATAATAATGATAATAATGACAATCAAATTATATTGTGGGATGACACTATCCCTTTTAAAGTTCCAATATCTGAAGGATATGTTATAAAAGTGTATGATGGCGACACAATTACTATTGCGTCTAAATTACCATTTGAGGGTTCTCCACTTTATAGATTTTCAGTAAGACTAAATGGAATTGATGCCCCAGAAATGAAAAGTAAATTTGACGAAGAAATACAAATGGCAAAAATAGCAAAACATAAATTAAGTGAATTAGTTTTAAATAGATGTGTTTCATTGCAAAATGTTAATACAGAAAAATATGGTCGAATTCTAGCTGATGTATACATAAACAATATATATGTTAATGGATGGATGGTGGAACAAAAGTTAGCTGTAAAATATGACGGAGGAACAAAACATGTTCCAAAATCGTGGCTAAAATATTATATAACTGGATCTTATTATTAATTGATTTATGATTAATTGATTTATGATTATATGTCGTATACAACCGTCAATGTCAAACAAAAACTATAATCCATATTATTTAATTCTAATACTCTACCATATTCATCGAGTAACTGAATATTAAGATTTTGTAGATTAACTGGACCAAAATATTCTCTCGGAGTTGTAACTATATTAAAATTATTTTCGTTAAATAGTGCGAATGGTGGAGCGTTTAAAGATATTCTTGCTAATATATTTTTATTTAAAATAGAAGAATTAAAAGCACTATAAAAACCATTATTTACATTGTTATTGTAATCATCAATTGCTAAATATAAATATCGTGGGCCTAAAATATCAACAATCCCTTCTGATACATAATTTTGGTTGTTTACATAAATACCATTTCTAAATCCAAGTGTCCATCCAAATTTTAGTGGCAAAGGCGTATTTCTATCATCAATGCCAAATCTATCTGCTTGAAAGTTTAATTCAAAGTTAAATGGTGATGGAACAGATGGGTCTAATCCAACCATCATTTGTCCACTTCCATTATTATTATTATTATTTGTATCATTTATATTCATTAAAAATACAATATACTGAAAATTACCAACTAAAAGTTGTAAGGCTCTATTTATAGCGGATACTATTCCCGAATAGTCGTAATTACCATCTGGTATTGTAACTACTTGAGAATCTCCATCTATTGAAATACTAAAAAAATTATTACCGAATTGTTTTGAAATATTATAATATGTGGTAGGTAATTCAAATGCAGATAGTTGCATTGTTAATACATTATTTATAGTTAGGGGAAGATTTACATTAAAATTTGATGATGGAGATGAATAATAATTATTTCTGAATCGTGTGTCTACATTAAGACTCTTTTTTAAAACTTTTTTTTTAAGTGGATTAAATACTCCCGGAAAATATTCACTTGGATATGAAGATAAATATGGATGTTTTTTCTGTATTTGAACCATATGTTCATTTTGGTTTTCTAACATGGTTGGTTGTAATTCATAATTTGAGTTATACACATTTTGCACTACTTCTTGAAAACTTTTAATATTATTGGTATTATTATTAGTATTTTCATTTTCTTTTAATAAAATTATTTTTGCTTGAGTTATAAAATTAATTGTTTTATTTTTTGTTTCTTTATTTATTTCATTATTGCTATTAATATTATCTTTAATTATTCTCTCTTTATGATCAATTATATTTTTGTCATATTTTGAAGGTAAATCAAATATTTTAATTAATTCATCTTTGTTGTAATTTTCAATATTTAGATCAAAGTTCATATATATTTAAATAAATATATTTAAATAAAAAACTTAAACCAAAAAACTTAAACCAAATAATAATAATGAATCAGATTATTGATATGACACCAATACTAAATATGGATGAATGTGTAATATCCCAAAGTGCTATAAAATCAACTATATATACGATTACTTTTTTAAAAAATAACAAAAATATAATTAATTCTGTAGTAAAAACAAAGATATTAATGGGTGCAACTGCATACGATAATTATTATTCTTGTTCATTTAAAGCTACTTCTGTTTGTTCATTTAAACAGTTTCAAATGTATCTTAAAGAAAAAAATGGCGATATAACTTTACCATATGATTTTACATTGAGATTAATAAGTAATTTATCTTCACAACTAAAGTATCTTGTTACTTTTTGTAATGTAACATTTGTAGGTTATGATTTAGATAATATAATTGTAATAGACTATAATAAATTTATTTATGTGAATCAAGTAATAAACATAACAGATAATTTAATTACTTTAACATGTCCTTTTACTAAATATGATTTTTTTATGTCTCCAGAATTAATTTGTGTAGATTCTTTGCCATGTAAAATAGATTATAGGTCAATATATTATAGTTTTGCATGTTTAATTATATATTGTATCACTTGCCAATTATATAATTCATCCCAAATAATTGATACATATTGTGTCTACGATTATTTTAAAATATATAAATATTCTGAAGAAACTACAAATATAGATAATTTACCGATTAAAGGAACAAAATTATTTGGGTTATTGAAACGATGTTTGGAAAAAGATATTAATTATAGATGTATTTTATATATCTGATTTATTTGTATTATTTGTATTATTTATATTATCTTAGGTTATTCTATAATGTCAATAGTTGCTTTTAAAAATAAATCTGTTATAAATTATGGATCTAAAAGATCCGGAAAACCTCCCGGTGGTTTTTGGTTACCTCAAGGGCCATTTGGTAATTCAACGTCTGTATTGCAAACTGCAAAATCTACATATGGGCCTAAAGGGTTTTCAATAAATGGTGGTCATAGAAATGTAGGTTATGTAGGTAAAACATATCAATTTTCAAAACAAGGAACTCCATTTAGAGGAGAACATCCATTAGGAAGTGGAGGAACATTTGGTCAATATGCAACCCCTCTACCTTCATTTAATGTAAAGGAAGTCGATGTATTAGGTGATCAATATTTGTATATTAAACCATCTGTATTGTCTACATATGGAATGTTACGTAAAAAATATAGATGGGCATACAATGGCCAATATCCAAATGCATGGGTTCAACCAGTATATACTGGGAATCAAACTGATTCCGCGAGTGCGAAGGTATATACACAAAATAAAAGTGCTGCAAATATGTGTAATGTAGATATAAATAAATCATATAAATTTATTGGAAATGTAAAGAAATGTGGTCCTACCCTATGTAGCACATCTACTGCTAAATTTAAATATAATAATATGGCAAGTAATGCACCTTATACTAAATTTACAAATCAACCATTGACTTCAAGTGAATATACTTTATACATTCAAAGAGGTTGTGCAAATCCTACTGGTGCAACCAAGCCGTTTCCTTATGCTGTTCAAACTGGCACTGGTCAGTCTGCAGCTGGAACAAGTATTACTAGTTTCGGAAACGCATGTAATACTTCAAATATCTATTTGACACCTCCAGAATGGTATATTAAATCATCGTCTGGTATGTCTTAAAATACATTTTATTATATATTTTTTATAAATTTTTATACATTTTTTTATAAATTTATAAAAAATAACTTAAAAATTTATGAGTATACTTATTTAACAAGTATGCGATCTGTTCTTAATAATGAGTTGTTGAATACATATGGAAAATATATGTTACTTAAAATCTTTATTGATAACAAAGATGTTGAATTAAAAAATAAGTATATAGAATTTGCAAATAATCATAATAACAAATTGTTAAATAATCAGTTAGATGCCGGGGTTGATTTATTTACTCCACATAATTTGTCTTCTTCTGAATGCGTAAATAAAGTAGATTTAAATATTATTTGTGCAGCCCAAATGTATTTGGATAATGGAAAGCAATATAATACTGGTTATTATATGTATCCGCGTTCAAGTTTGTCAAAAACACCATTGAGACTTGCAAATTCGGTTGGAATAATTGATGCCGGATATAGAGGTCATCTTATTGGAATGTTTGATTTAGTTACTTCAGATAGATACATAATAAATAAATATGACAGATTGCTTCAAATTTGTGCACCTGGGTTAGTTCCAATTGTCATTAATATTGTGGACAACATTGGCGACCTTGGTGAAGAAACAGAACGCGGTGAAGGCGGTTTTGGGTCTACTGGAAGATAACTAAAAATTAAAAATATAATAAAAAAGTATTCAATATTTTTATTAGGATTTTAAAAAAAAATATAGAATGGGAAAAGAATTATCAAAACTAATAAAATTATTAATAATAAATAATTAATCTAACTTGATTTATGATAATTGAAATTAATTTTTATAAATGTTGTTCTATTAAATCTGTTGAACATATCCCATTTGTTTCTTGTACAACCATTTTAAATCCAATATTTCCACTATGTTCATTACAATATAATTGATAACAATTTTTTAATGTATTTTCATACAAAGATGAATCATTGTTTAATAAACTTACATTTAATAATTTTCTACCTAACCAATCTTCATAATAATGTCTTCTTTTAGTTATTATTGGTTTTTCAACTTGACAGAGATAACTTCCTCTAGCAATCCAATAGTTATACCACCCCCAGCCAATACCGCCACATGTAGCTGTAATTTTATCAATAGATGGAAATATTGTAAATATTTCATAAATTAAATTAATATCTTTTATTATTTGCTCACAATTATGAGTTCTAGGGCCTTGTAAAAAACATTGACTATCATAATAAGTTGTAAAATGTGTAATTCCTTTTGAATGAAAATACATTATAATATCATTTGATTTAGTATGTTCTTGTGATAAATCCCAAACTTTTTTTATACCTGGATATTCGTATTGGTTGATTGAATTACATTCAATAATTATGTCTATATTTGGAAAATAATTAAATATTTTGTTTTTTAACTCTATTTCATCATCTTCATTAATTGTACATATAATATAAATTTTTGATACATATGATGCAACAAATTTAATTTGATTTTCAATCCAAGTAAAATAATTTGTATTAATTAAACAATTTATATAATATACAACGTATAAGTTGTAATTAATTTCATTGTCTATTAAAATTGTTAAATCATAATTATCAATAATTTTATGTTCATATTTTTTTTTATAATTTTCATTTATATAAATAATATATATTAAAAAAAAATTAATTAAAGTTATGTTTTATTATAATATATTTGATACTTATATTTTTTTGATTATTTATATTTGATAAATATATATTTGTTTAATATATATTTATTATGAAAACTAGAATAAACGATTCATTAAATTTTATTAAAAGCAATTTGTTTAAAAATAAATTATTTAATGAAAATAATCAATACATTTTATTTGGTACATTTACCGTATTATTTATATTATGGGTTATAATTTATGCTATTCCTATACTATTTGTTTCATTTTTTAATACTCTTTTAGGAAATATAATACTATTGATAATTGTAATACTTATTAGCACCTATAATTATAAATACGGAATTATAGTTGGCGCTATTTTTGTAATTTTTTATCGCTCTTATAAATTATCTTCTTCATATAATTTGGCATCTTCTGTTAAAGAAGGGTTTGAATGGAATTCTTCTTCTGTAAACGATTTTTTATTGATGCAAAATACAATAAATCCGGGAATAGTTTTTGATACAAAAGTAATTCAAAATCAAGCATCACAACAAGAACTTGATTATTTTATAAAGTTCGGTCAGTGGCCTTGGTCAAAAGAAGTGGAAGATTTATATTTAGAGGCATTGGCTAGAAATTCATATGTTAGAACATATCCAAAAGATGAATTAAGAAGAATAAAAACAATATATAATCAAAATGTTATTTTAGATATTATATCTTCACAAACTAAAGAAGGTCAGTTTTTATTGAGAGGTGTTTCTATAGGAAATACTGCAGATAATATGATTGGTAGTGGTATTGGTGATTTTAGATATACTTCTGGTTTAACTCATCCAATGAATAATGTCGTAAAATGTTATCCTAATGGCGATAATGGATATGAATTGCAACAAATAAAATATAATAATAAAGATGGTGTATTTAAAAAAGAAATAGATTCGGCTGTAAATTATGACAACTTGGAACAAATAATACCCAGATTTAAATTTGTAAATGGGCCATGTAATCCTTGTCAAAATTTAAAAAAAATCGGTTCTTGTCCATTTGTTTTGGACATAAGCGGAAACAAAATGAAGGGAATAAGTTCCGTTTGGAAATATTTGTGGGGATTATAAAGTTGATGATTATATTTTTATAATTTGTTTGAATTTATTTTTATATTCAAGAAATTGATAATTTACGAATTAAATTCTTTAAATCTTTCTTCCATATATTCTAATGCAGTGGTCTCATTAAAAAACTGCTTTTTATATTGAAAAGGAATGTTTTTCATTGGAATGCTTACACTAATACGGTTTGAATATTGTTGTTGTATTTCAAAATATTCGGTTTCATTATGTTTTTTTGTATAAACGACCCATGTAGGGTCACTTTTTATTTTATGCCAACCGTATGTGGCACATAATGTATTAAATTCATTTAATTTTAAACTGATATTTTGATTTTGATTTTGTGGTATATTTGTTGTCATTGTATATTAAATTGATATTATGTATTATTATCATAATATCTTTAAATAATTTAAGTGTATTAATTGTTAGTGTAATGTATATATTGATATTTATCTGACTGTATAGATGAATATAAATAAATATAATATCTAGTTATTATATATTATGAAAGTTGCATTATATACACCAATCCGAAATGAAACAAGAATTGTTGAATTTATTACTCACTATGTTTTGCTTGGTTTTGATTATTTTATTTTATTTGATGATAATTCAGATAAACCTATTTCTGATGTATTAAGTGAAAATAATTTTGACCTAAACATGTTTAAAGTTATAAAAAATGTTTTTTATAAAGATATTAAAGGTATATACTTAGGTAGCCATTGGCATAAATTAATACTGCCTATTTTATATGAAATGCAAATGGATTATTTATTTAATATAGATGCGGATGAAATATTATATTTAAAAAATTATACAAATATTAAAGACTTAATTAATAGTTATAGTCCATTTGATAGTATTTATATAAATTGGTTATGTATTGGTGATAACATAAAAACAAATGATAGCGATAGTGTTATAAATACATTTACACGTTGTCCAAATACATTATTTCCAGTAGGTAAATCTTTGGTAAAGGTGTCATCATTAAGTATTGATGGGACCGAAAACTTTATATGTCCTCATTTTATTAAACTTAAACAAAACAGTATGCGTAAAGACATATATAACACAATATATGATAGTAAAAATATTAATTTATCTGTATCTCAAGCACCTATATATTTAGCTCATTATTTATATCAAGACATAACTACTTATGTAGAAAGAAAAGTGTGCAGTGATCTTCATATAGAAGTCTATTATTATCATGTATCAGAATATAATATGAGAACCAAATTATTATCAAACTTAAAAAAATATAAAGAACAAATAATTGATTGCGTTTATAATAATTGCAGCGATTTACAAATTATTGAAATGTTCAAAGAGGTTGATGATGAAGCTTTTTTTGATTTTGTTAAATCTGTTGTAAATAGATATAACCATGTTTTATTTGATAAAAATATGTCTAAGAATCTCAATGTTATTAATTTTCATGATCAATTAAAATGTTTAAAACATAACAAAATATAAAAATCATTAAATATAAAAAAGCAATTTAATTTTATAAATTTTATATAAAATTAAAGTTATTAATAAATTTATAATAACGAAAATATAATCGCTGCTTGTAGGAGTCGAACCTACGACCTTCTGGTTAACAGCCAGATGCTCTAACCAACTGAGCTAAAGCAGCATAGATAGCAGTAAAAGTAAAAATATCGGGGAAAGGACTCGAACCGATGAACTTATTACTCCGATTTATATTTATACATGAGGTGGGACTCGAACCCACGAACCATCAAGGATATGATCTTAAGTCATACGCGTTTGACCACTCCGCAACTCATGCATTAAGATCTATTTTAGGTCATTGCATGTTCCTTTTAAAAAAAATTGTTTTTAATTTAAATTGTATTTTGCTGTGAGGAACAAAAAGAGATTCAAATTCTCTGGTGATAACCATTACACTATAAGACCACTTATCAGTAAGACCAATATTAGTAAGACTACTAATATTATTATATTATTTTTAAATAATTTTTATAAAATAATTTATGCTCATGAAGGGGCTCGAACCCTCGACCTTAGAGATATAAGCTCCATGCGCTAACCGACTGCGCCACACGAGCGATATATTCTCGGATGCTGGCATCGAACCAGCGACATTTAGATTTACAGTCTAACGCTCTGCCAACTGAGCTAATCCAAGGATATATTTTGTGCTGATATCGTTTATTAAAATACTACAAATTTTATTTTATTGTTGCTGTGCGATATCATAGTATCTTATATACTTGGCTTTAAGTAGTTTTTAGGCGTATATTATATTATTAAATATTTATTTTTTTTGTAAACTTTTGGTTTTCGTTTTTTTATTTTTTTCTTTTTTTTGTTTTTCTTTTTTTGTTTTTTATTTTTTTTGTTTTTCTTTTTTTTAAAGGATTTAATTCTTCTAATAATTTATCAAAATCTTTCCAAAGTACTATTTCACTTGGTCCGTCTAGTTCTTCTTCACTATATTTATTGCTTGGTTTCAAATATTTTTCATTTATTATTGTTCCATCGTATTCATTTTCAAAATATGTTTTGACCAAATTGTGATATTTTCTGTTACTTTCACCTCCCGAATATTGTTCATTAGGATCACTGTAAAATAATATTTTATCATTTAGTGGTTCTATTGTTTCTTCAATTGATTCGCGAATATTTCCGTCTCCAATATCTAGTAAATTAGGTTTTATTTTAAATATATATTTTTTATGAATATCTCCGTATGATGAACCATAATTTTCTTCTAAAGCAAACCATTGTAATCCAGACATATTTTTTGGTTCTGTTTTATCTAATGGAGTATCTTTATGAAACTGTTTGTATATTATAGTTCCTTTTTCCATATTATATACAAATAATTGTAAAAATAATATTAAAAAATTTAATTATTTAAATTGATTAATTATTTAAAACAATTAAATTATTTTAAATAATAAATGAGTTTAACTTGTGTTACTGGTTATTGGAATGTTAAAAACAAACATAATGACAAATATAACGAATGGTTCAAAAATACATTATCTATAAATTGCCCATATATCATTTTTACCGACATAAATAGTATTCAAATGATAAAAGAGTGTAGACAAGGGTTTCCTACATATTACATTAATTGTGATATTGAAGATTTTTACACGTATAAGTATAAAGATAAAATGATAGTAAATGATGTTCATTGTCCAAGTGTTGAATTAAATTTGGTATGGAATGAAAAAATATTTATGATTCAAAAAGCGGCTATTATTAATCCATTTAACAGCGATTGGTTTAAATGGATTGATGCTGGAATATGTATTTATAGGAACGTTAAACCATCGAACATTATATTTCCGGATAATGATAAATTATGTAGTTTACCTACTGATAAATTTATATATTCCTCGTCTAATAAATATATCGCTGGGTTAGTTTCAAATACAAATTGTTATCATCATATTTCGGGAACTTCATATATATTGCATAAAAGTATGATAAATATGTTTGCAGAATTGTATAAAACATATTTAGATAAGCTGCTCGATAAAAATAACATTTGGACTGATCAAGTTATTTTAACTCATATTTATAGAGATCAACCAAAATTATTTTTTAAATTATGTGATGGTTATGGAACGATTACTAAATATTTGTATACTTAGTTTTGTATATTTTTGTATATTTTTGTATATTTTTGTATATTTTTTATATTTTTGTATATTTTTGTATATTTTTTATATTTTTGTATATTTTTGTATATTT